ACCGCATAGCTCAGTAACGCTTTACCTAAACCTTGGCCGCGATAATCAGGCTCAATAAACAGCATCTCAACTTTATTGTCAGACAGGCCGATAAATTAAAAAAACCTCAACATATTGATATTAAATTTAAATTAATATTATTTTCGCGTAAAAAAACCAAAAAAGGACTCAACCATGGACACAAATAAATATTTACATTTCGTACCGATTGGGGCGTCTTATATATTACAGACTTCAACTATACCTTAAAAGAAAACAACGTAGTCGCTGCAAGTTACTCTCATTAGAATAGTTGAACCCCAGTTAAAATAACTGTATATATAAACAGTAATTAAAATCAATGGAGGTTCATCATGCGCGTAGAAATCACTATCGATAAACGAAATCAAAAGCAGTTCCCTAACAATGAAGTGACAGTCGTTGAACTTGAGCTACAAAAGCGATTACTGAAAAAGTATCCCGGTACTGGTATCCGAGTGCGTTTCTCATCTGCGACCAGCATTAGCGTTACGGGTGGTTCTAAAGATCAGACTGCAGCGGTTAATAAAATCGTTGAACAGATGTTTGAAGAGTCAGAGGAATGGTTATCTAAATAGGGGGTTGATGTGAAAGACGGGAAGAAGATAAGCGAGCTTGAGTTTCATCCTAAATTGGTGAGTTTCAAAATTGCTGAAAACTCACCAGAAGAAGCTGTGTTTGTTAAATTTCAGCTTTCAAAAGTTACTTACGACTCTAAAGCACATACGTTCAGCGAGCAGGATCTAGAGCCACAGACGACATACATGAGCCGGGAAACGGCAGAGCAATTATTCCACCAGCTCGAAAACTATCTCAATAATGACAATACAGTGCGCACCACACACTGACTAAACGTGTATAGCCCGCCAAAACGGGCTATTAACCACATCGACAATCCGTAAGTTATGTTAATGTTTAGCTAATAAAAAAGCTCCCGAAGGCGCTGTTTTCATTATTTTCAATAAATTAAAGGGATGGGAATGAGAAATTTATTATTGCTTATTTTTTCTATTTTAATGCTGTCTGGGTGTCAGATAGTTGATAAGGATGGCGATTGTAATCCACTGCTTGAAGCATACTCCCTTGGCGGCTGTTCCAAGCTAGCCGCGAGTTTAAGTAATAAAAAGTGGCATGATCAACCATGTAATTCAATGAATGAATACGCAAACTCAAATATTAGTGAATTTAATGTTGTGCGTGGAAAGACGGAAAAAGACAATAAACAAGCATCTTTAATTTCACTTCAAAATGTTGGTTCAAATAACAATCAAACATGGGGAAATAGAAGTTATAGTGGCGAGAAACTATCGTGTTCCATATCCGCACAATTTGATGATGGAACAATAGAGAATGGATCTCTATCCCTTACTAAATCGCATAAGGGTGTAATTACACGAATGGATTATCTTTCTGATGAGGAAGGAAAGCGGCAGGTAAAACGGGAAGAAGTTGATAAGCAAAATGAGATTGATAGAGAAAATGAATTCAATAACACTCCAACAAAAGAATATCCATATATGGCACATATTAGTTGCAGTAATATGGTTTTGTATATGTGTTTTTTGGGCGACCGATTTACATCCGATACAGCAATAGAGATTAACAACGGAGGGGAGTATGCATTTTATAATGGATATCACACCAATGAAGCTGGGAACTCAAAAAAATATATAACTAGAATTCTGTTAAGGAATAATTTTGTTATTAATGCGCAAAACTCATCAAGCTATTTTATTTTGAATATGAAAATTTTAGATAGAACAAATAATAAGACGGTTTTTGAAAAATCGGTAAGCCAATTTGGCGTTATAGCCGTTAAAAACTAATCAGTATGAGGAAATGCTAAGAACCCCGATTTACAGAGCGTCACTGACTGGTATATATGACACTTATGGCGATCTAATTAATTATCTAATAGCAACCGGTCAAACAACCGAACGCACAACCTTCGTAACTAGCTTTATGCTCGATCAAGCAAGGCAATTTAATCAAACATCAGTTGTGGATTTATTAGACTTGTGCGAAAAAACAAAAAAAAGATAATGATTTATTACTTAAAAAATTAAATAAACAACAGCCCCTAAAATAAAAAAAAGCCCCGCCGCAGTATGCATAATCACACACTACGGCGGGGCTTAATTAGTAATTAAAATCAAAATAGACCATTAACAATCATCCTCTTACATTAAATCCATAGATAACCCCAATAACTCCAAATAAGTTGACAACCAGAACCGATGGGGTTACTATAACCCCATCAAAAGCACGCAGAGAGACGGGGATGGATAGCAGGAATGCAATAGCAATGATCGAGGCTGAGGGATGGTATCTGGTGAGAGTAAAAGGTAGTCATCACCAGTTTAAGCACCCCACAAAGAGCGGGTTGGTAACCATAAAGCACCCACAAAAAGATATCCCGCTCCCCACATTCAAAAGTATCAAAAAACAGGCAGGGCTTTAAGCCCTACCTTTTGGAGGTTTAAATGTTATATCCAGTCGCTATTGATAAAGGTAATTCATCCTTTGGTGTTCGTGTGCCTGATATTCCTGGCTGTTTCTCTGGTGGTGATAATATTACCCATGCAGTAGAAAGCGTTCGGGAAGCTGTTGAGGCTCATATTGAGTTACTTGTTGAATCCGGTGAAGCCATACCAGAGGCGACCAGTGTCGATAATTACCTGTCTGACCCTGATTATACCGGTGTAATTTGGGCTCTGGTTGACGTTGATATTACCCGACTAATGGGTAAGTCAGAGAAAATTAACGTTACATTACCCTCATTACTCATCCGGCGTATTGACCAGTTCGTAGTAAATCATCCTGAATACGGCAGTCGTTCAGGTTTCTTATCTCGGATTGCCGCGGATAAAGTCATCCATAGTTGATATCACTGTAGTGGGCCCCGAACGTTTGGGGCCTTTGATTTTACTCCGTCACGTCAATAATTTCATCGACCGGTAGTTCTTCAATGTCATCCCTGTAGACCTGTACCCGCAAATCAACCCAGCGACCAACAGGAATATCAATCGGATCACCGTCCTTGTAACCATCAAGATTATTCCGTGCAAATACTGGCGCATCTGGGTACGTACGGTGATAAGTCTTAACAATAATATCGCCTGTCGCCTCAACAACCGAATCAACCCATATTGGCGATAAGTCGTTATCATCTTTTGGTACGCTAATATCCCACGCACCATCAGAGTAAAAACCCATCACTAGGCCACTTAGCCGATAAACACCCTCAGATAATCGCTCTGTTGTCACACCTTGCGACCCATCATTTAAATGACAAGAGCCATCCCCTTTTAGCTGGACTATCGGTGACGCTTTCTTAATAAAACCATTTGCGTCAACAGTGGTGTTAATAGAGGTCAGAATCTCTACCCACGGTTGCCAGCCATTACGCCCGTTGCATCTAAAACCGATGCTTGCGTTTTGGTTCATTTCAGCTCGTGGCAATGCTAGTTGTGTCTGGTAGATATTTGCTACACTATCCCCAAGCGTTAACGCATAGTGTTTATCTCCCTCCTTCGCAAATGAGGGGTCATTGCCACTAAGCCCAGCCCTTTTCTGTAGGCCATATTGAAATACCCCCGGTAATAAGGTATTCCAGTCCTTGGTAGTCTCCGCGTTACTTGTGCCGAAGAACCGATAATCTCCTGTAGGCCCACCAAATGCGCCCACAGCCATAAGATTACCCGCAGCTACGCCTGCATCTTTTACGGCCGCAGTGCCTAGGTACAGATTTTTTCTAGCGACCACTGAATTCGTGGGGGATATCTCGGAAAAATTATTAGCTATCTTTAAATAACTCTCCACTACCGGCGTAGCGGTCACGTTCACTGTTTTGCTGGATGTCTTACCAGATAACAATCCCGTAACGGATATAGTCGCAGTTCCCCCGCCACCCGAAACCAAGGCCCCAGTCTCTAGCACGTTAGCAACAGCATTGTTGGTTGATGCGTATGTCAGTATTTCTGTCGCATTTGAGGGTGTTTTAGTGACCTGTAATTGATAGTTATCGCCAACGGTCTGATTGGGGATGTCTGCTAACAAAATGGACGTCAGTAGAATATCAACGCGAACACGGACACTCACGCTTAAGCCGCTACTGATGGTAGCGATAACATCCGTTTCGCCGCTCCCTATTCCGTTAAATAATCCCGTTGATGAGTGAATGGTTCCCACGGCGGTATTGGTGGAAATCCACGATACCGGATATTGGGCAGCCAGATCGGAAGGCATAACTTGAGCGGAAAAGCTCCGCGTCTGTCCAACACCAAGATTTAGCGACGATGGCGTGATGATAATATTCGTTGGTGTCGGCACTGGAGGGATAGGTTCACCACCATCCGTCTTAACGATGTACATTAGCGCAATATTGGCCGGAACCGGGGCGGGCATACGCGCACTATTATCACTTAATTTTACTGGGTTTCCCGTTGAAAGGACTTGCCCAACCATCCCACTGGGCAATGTGACTGATCTGGCCTGCTGAAGGTCACCAAATACACCCCTTGATGGGTAGGCATCATCAGGCCATTGTCCGTTACGGAAAATGAAGTAAGCGTCATCACCGCCATCACCACTATTCAGCGCCATCCGTCCCATTAGATGGTAGTGATTCAAATCAGTGGCATTCTCCAGCCTACCCACTTCCACGGAACCATCCCAGCCTTTAATAAATCGCCCCCTCATGTCAGGAACCCGGCCAGTTCGGTACACTGCTGCCAACTTAGGATTTGTGGTGGTATTAAAAGCCTGTCCATTTGCCTCAATCCAACCAGCCGGCGGAACCGTTGATCCCCAAGCGACGATAGTACCAACAGGGACGCCCGAGACGTTAAATAACCCCTTAAGCACTGGAGGTGTGATGATTAAATTGGGGTTTGTGCCGTCTGTAGCTTCGGTCTGTGTGGCTCTTCGATAAATGAATAACTGCCACCGCGTAGTATCCGTTCCCGGTGTGGCGTTATTGTTATCAACCAACGATACATAATAAGTGCCATTATGATGTACAACCGTTCCCGCATCATATGGCGCAACTGCTGGAGACCATTCTGGGGCACCATAATGCAAATACTGATTAATAATCCCTTGCGTTGTTTCTGGGCTAACCATCTTAAAGCAGAGGTTTGCAGTATCAAAAACCACCATGAATGGAGAACCAGCCACAATATCACCTGCAGCAAGATTAATTTTGTTGCCCTTATATAAAGGGTAATTACTAATCAATCTGCCGGACACGGTTAATTGCAGCGTACACCCGCCAGTGTTTGTATACTTTGGAGTGATCAGCAATGGGACTCGTAAAGCAAAAGTATCACCGCCATTAACAAAGAATGTAGATGGTATTGACGCAGTAAGGCCATTTGCTGTGCCACCAGCAATAGATGATGAATATTTCCCGTTTTGTAAATCCTCGACCTGAACAAAAGTATTTTCAGAGCCCCGCGTAGCGAAGTTTGAAACGACATCATTCAATACCCAGCCTTTTGCTGTCGTATTTTCCTGCCCCCGGATAACGGTCAGCGTATCGCGGTTAACGCTAATCAAGTGGCAGATTTCAAATACCGTCTCCCACTCATCCGTTAGCGTTAGTTTTGAATACAAAGGCAGGTCATACGATGGATTCTTTAAATCCGGGTCAGGTTGCAGCGTTTTAGCAAACAATACACCGGTGCCCGGCATCACGGTAATCAAGGTCTGTGTTGCGGTAATGTCCGCGGCTAACGCTGATTTTATGTTATTACCGAATCCTAAATTCATGATTTCCTCGTTATTGAGACAGTGTATCTATAAATAAAGGGAAGCTTGACGAATCCCTGTTCAATGGAGTTTTTCAAAGAGGCGGCCACATCATTGCCGTAATCAGGAATATTGATATGGAACTCACCATTTGCTGAGGTGACGCTAATATCAAAAGTATTTTCTACCGGTGGATCAATCCCATCCTTCCCGTGAATAAAACGTGCAATACGCCGCTTTAACCACGGAATTGAGAATTGAAAACCATCACTTTTATAGAAATTCCACGTCAGAACACGCTTAAATAAATCATCAGAAATGAAGCTATACTGACCTGCTCTGTAGTTAGATATATGCGCATAGGGGATATCGTTGTATTCAATGGTGTTATAGTCACCTCGCTGACTCTGCCCCCGCACCAATTCAAGAGATGGCCGTAACTCGCCGTATATCCCGTGAGCAATCCAGTCAAGCAGGTAGCCGGTAATTAAGGGTGATGTCCAACACGGCAGGCCGAGCGAGTTAAAAGCCTCAAGGTATTGCTGGGCCATCGTGTTATAGGCATTGAAGAACGCAACAACATTCTCATCATCGTTATATTGAATAAACGGATACGCCGGAATAATTTTAGTCTCGATATTGCCGCGCATATCACCCCCCAACCTGCTCGAAGTGCTGGACCATGACGCCCGAGATATCCGTGGTAAAGAATTTATAGCCATCACCACTTATCAGCCCGGTATTCGGATCGGGCTCACGGAGCACATTATCAATACTGACTTTGACGTCGATTAATGAAATTTGGTTAGGGTTAATAACCGATGACACCGCCTTTTGAAAAACGGTTTGTATCTGATAAATACTAATGGGCTTACCCACATAAATGCCGTTGATATAATCCACGATCGCCGGGTCGGCCAGCACTTCAACCGTTGCCGGGTCAATCGGATTAAAACCGATAGTGTTCCACGTTAGAATAATTCGCACAGATTGCGACGTCGGGATAATGTAAGAAATATCATAGATATCTGGGTGATCTTCTATTGTCACCCTCTCGTACGGGGGCACATACCCCGATGGGTTATTAACATCAACGGTCAATACTGAAATATCAGGAATGGACTCATGAATTGCTTGAGCGACTTCGTAAGGATCGCCGCCGCCACAAATGACCGCCCACTTACCCAATGAAACCTGACGATATGACACCTGATTCGGGTGTACACCAGGCACTCGATATAAGGCTGTTTTTAAATTGTCCGGCGTTCCCTGTACCGCCATCATCCCCGCACGCCATACCTGAGCCCGATACTCATAATCAGACTGGGCATCAAGCCCCGGTGAGCCTTCAACGATATTGGACACAGACAAAGTGACAATCGATGGAATGGAAGTGATTATTTGCGTCACCGTACCAGCAGGTACAGCCCACGCCCCCGGACTGGATGCCAAACAAAAAACGGAAGTGCTCTGGCCTGACGATGGGATGATCGCATTGTGCTGCACGACGTATTGATGGTTTCCATCCGATAACGTCAAGCCACGAGTGATAACAAAGCCTGGGGATCCGGTAAACACAACACTGACAGACGTGTTAGCCCCGACCCCACGCGTAACACCATAAATACCGCCTAACTGGTACAGTAGTGGGACGTTGGCCCCGTACGGCGATACGGAGTTGATGAGGTCAACCATCGCGCTATCAATCAGGGCTATCGCCATTGTGGCCGTACTCGCTAAATCGGTAATTAACGACGGCGGCAAATTAGCGGTATAACCCGGTACTTCGGCGGAAACCAGAGCAATCAATTTTTCTAATAGCTTTTTTGGCGGCGTAGGTTGGGCCCCCGATTGTGTTACCACAACAGGTAAAGTAGACATAGATACCTCAGAATTTAGACGGCTATCGTTTCTTGATAAGTCACGCCAGACAGCGTAACGATAGAAACATCGTAGACAGGGTTGTTATTAATGACGTGTTTTTTAATCGTGATTGACGCAAAGTAGCCGGCGAATTGTTGTTGAACCATATTGACGTAAAAGTCAGGGTGAAATTGCTCAACAATACAGCGTTGCGCGGGTATTCCATACTGGACGTAAAACGGCGACTCACCCAAACCTAACTTCAATGTCTGAATAAGCGTTGTTATCCACCCATAAGTGAAATCGCCCGCGCTATCACTTTCAATGGACACCCAAACCCGCTCCCCTTTAGTGTTGGTTACCCGTCCCCATGTTCTCATGATGGTTTTTCCGAGTTAATAGTGGCGCTGCCGGGATCGACATCTTTCACTTGATGGGTGTGTTTCATCAGGCTTATTCCGCCTGATGTTGTGTCATTATCTACAGTTAATGGCCCGATTAGATGTGCTGTAGTGCCGGACATTTCCCCCGCATCTTGAACAATCGGTCCGTTCAGGTGGATGACCCCATTAAGGTAGATATTTGGCGCTTTAAGATAAATCCCGCTATTGGCCGCGATCGTAACCTTCGACGGTTCAATGGTTATCGATGCGTCACCACTTTCAGTACGGGCCAAAACGCCAGTTTTCCCATAAATAACGACTTTATCCGGATCGACTTTTGACCAGTCCGTATTCCCTATTGGCAGGAAGACAAGCGCGGTTAAGGCGGGCGGGATATTCATATCAGGCAAACCAACGCCCAAGCCACTGACAGCCCCAATTGAGACGCTCATAGCGACACATACGCCCTTATCTCCGATTTGAATAGGGTAGCGGATATACTCCGGACCAAACACAGGAACAGTGACCTCGGGCAAATTAATAATGCCGGGAAGAATATCAAACTGTACCGTAACAATAGCCCCATCGACTTTAGTCACATGACAAGGCAGCGACTTACCGTCAAGCGTATTGTTACGCTCAATTAGCCCCGTACTGAATGCCGCCAGCGAGTTAATTAAAGGTATTTTCTGGGAATCGCTCATTTTTACACCTGGTCTTTATAGAGTTCTATGGCCTCAAAAACGGTTACCCACGCTTCACCTGATGGGTTGCAAAACTCGCCAATGTGACGTATAGCAATAATCTGAAATATACCAGAGAAGTTAAGACGGGCACTTTCTGGTAGTTTTGATTGTTGGCTGCCGACAACTAACGGACTCCCACTTAATAAGCTCTCTGGTAGTTTTACCCGGTCATTGATACTAAGGTTCGTTCTTAAGGGTGTTTTGAATGACATAACCATTGGGCCTAACCAGCAAGGCTGACCAATCAAGTCTTTGGCCGCTATATCCTTCTCTTCTGGCTCATATGAATCATCAGAAATTTCTATACTACCTTTATGCGCAACAACCCGTATTCCGGCATAGCTGGTATCCCCACCAGAAAGTGACTGCACGATACGCTTTATTTGCACAGCAACAGCAAAAATTGTATAGCATGGCACTTTCAGTGGCTCCCGCAGGATTAAGTTATCTCTGATATTTATTTTAATTGGAAATTCTTCGGGAAATGCAGGGGTTAGTCCGCGCCTAATAACATCAGAAAGCTTATCACCCCTCTCGCCAGACAAAGTTATTGCAATCCCCTTACCCTCCTCGGTTAGCCATGGGATAGGGGATATGGTGAGGTTAAGTGATTGATTAACACCTACCCAGTTGCCATAAGCCATTGATATCCAGCCATTCACGACCACACCGCTTTGCTCTGGGTTGGCCAGCGGCAAACCATCCTGAAAACCGCCATACATGGTGATTCTGGCACCACGTAAGTTAACGGCATGCCTGAGTATGGATAGCGGCAGACCGAAAACAGCCAAGGATGCGCCCGCTATGCCAGCATCCAAGCCTAGAGTTGGAATATCAAAAACAACATGCAGCCCCACGCCTTTGGTTTTTTCTGTATCCCAAGGGCCGATAACATTACCCTCTGAATCATTAATTGGGCCGCCGTTTTCATCAGTTATTTCAATTCGGTAGTAACGCATCAATTCACCTCAAAGTTATTGGTACTAGCCCGGTAGACGAGTGAGCCTGGCGCAAAGGGTAGCGCAATATTCAGATCAAAATCATCTGGTGACTCAATCAGCGGTACATACATGGCTATATTGTTGTTCCGGTCCCTAAACTCGACAAAGTAGCGATTTGAATAACGGTTATAAGGCACCGTAATAAAAAACGTCTGTTTGTTAATGTTTGCAGTAAAGCGGAAGGGGCCAGCATCGGAAGGATTAAACTGAACATACGTTGTCATGGCGTCCCCTTGGTGAACTTACTCATGAGGTCGCTTAACGCAGTATCAAGCTCAGACACCATCAATAATGGCTGTTCGAACTCAAAAGCCCACTCATATTGCACTTGCTTAACCTCATCATTAAACCCGGTAATATCAACAACAGATCGCAACAAGCAGCCCGTGTAAACGTAGGATGGAGTCATAACGGTATAAGTACCGCCAGAAGAATTGTGTTCTTCTAGCGCTAACTTTAACGCCATGAATAACGGTAATTTACCGACCATGCCACCGTTTTTCGTCGTTACTGGCCGGGTCATGTGCATAGTAATTCGGTTAGGCTTCTGGATAACAGCATTGGCTGCCGTGGATTGGTTTAGGAAGGGGTAAGAACTTATCTCTTGATTGATTAAGGTGGTGCCTGGTGCCGGCTTGAAATTAGCGCTCAGTAAATCGAGGCTAAACCCATCACCGCCCACCAGCCCATTAATAATACTCAAACCCTCAGTAAAGACGGCGATCGGCAAGATACCACCGGGAATTTTACTGGCAAACCCATCAACCAGTAAAATCGGGGATTTCTGAAAGCCTAATATAAATGCCGATTTAAGTAATCCCACCTTAACCCCCTAAACGTACGCCCACGGGAATACCGGCATCCGCAGAACGTAATTGAGTTTGAATATCCGATCCCGGCTGCTGCTTGACATCAAGCTGGAGATAAATCCGCTTTAAATCATTTGCGGGTAAATCCATACCTGTTTCAAATTTCGCCATATGCTTAAATAAAATGGCCATCTGGTCAGCATTTGCAGTATCCAACTGATCTGTAGGTTTGAGACCTAAGGCGTTACCAATCATTTTTTTATAACTCGCCCGACCAGCGATGCCAGCCTCACCCTCGGTCTTATCCCATGATTCCACGAGCTTATCGATCGTGTCATATCGGAACCCAAGATTGTTCCTGTTCTGGCCGTTGATGTTCCGTTTCAACTGTTTTAAATTGGCAATAACTCCATTCTCTAACGTATCGAAAATGGCTTGACCACCATAATCCTTACCAATAATCCCCGCTCCTTTTTGCCCCACATCCACTAAGTTCCCGGGATTAAACCCCATCTTACCCCGCGTAATATCCCCACTGATGCCCGATAGCCTACCCACTGACGCAGCCCACTGTTTATATTGTGAGTATCCATACATTCTCAATTTGCGATCTTCATCTTGAGGGGCCATATCAACGCCGCGCGGGTCGTTACCACCAATAAGCGCACCAGACTGTCGATTAAGTTCGTTAATACCACCACCAGCAGTACTATCCCATATAGTCGTACCTATCCCTATCATGGTCTTACCCGCCGCCACGGCAAACCCAACAACACTGCCATCCTTAGGTTTATTTTCATCGCCAGGCTGAGTAAAGGAGCTCTCTTTCTCTAATTCAGCAGCAAATTTACGCGGATCACTGAGGAACGTAATAAATCGAGCCAGCCCAGTAACTACGTCGGCCACGCAGGTTCCAAAATCCTTCAAATCCTGCTGAAATTTTGGGCTACTGATCCACGAGCTAAACTTATTAAGCCCGTCACTAAGTACATCAAAAACAGCCTGCCCGTTAGGCCCAATCAGAAAATCAGCCACGGCGTTCGAAAAGGTTTTGGATAGTGTCTCTATAGGCCCGTTAAGCTTTTCAATAGCTTGGACAAATGCGGCAAATATCTTATCGCCACTATTACTAAGGGTTGTACCGAGTGATTGAAGCCCCCTTTGACTGGCATCAGTCATATTTAACTTGGGGGCAACCTCTTTTGCCTGCTGCGCAAGCTGGGGTAATTGGTCTTTATTGGCTATAAGCTGATTGAGCTGCTCGGGCGGTACGTACTTGTCCATCCCATACGCTGAAAGTTGGGTATAGGCCAAAGCGGGGTCATTGCCTGCCCTGTCTACGATAGACTGGAGTAGCTTGGGCAGGTTTTCGAAGACACCGGCTCTCGGGTCAAGCCCCATATTCAATACAGCAGTGCCTTCATCTGACCCTTGGTCTATCTTAGCTCGCGCCAACATCTGCAATAAACCATCGACATTCCCGATCCGGTTTTCATAGATGTTATTAGCAGCCTTCATCTCCCCTGTCGTGACCATCTTCCCTTGAGCACCGGAATAATCATTAGCCACTTTAGAGGCGAGGGATTTATAACCAAACGCGCCACCACCAACAGCCAGTAGTGCGATCGCCGAAGCCCACGAAATAGCAGAGACAAACAGGTTTTTGAGCTTTGAGGTTGTTTTACCGAGCGTTTTATTCACCTCTTTAAAAGCCTTATCAGCAGCTTTTGTGTACTTATCTATGCCCTTAAGAAAATTAGTGCCTTCATCCTCTTTTTGGCCACCATCACCACCCGTACTGGGTAGTTTGATTTGCCCGAACTTTCCGTATTTGTCGTTATACTCTTTCGTCAGTCGGGTTAGTTGCTCAATGGTCGATTGCGCTTCTTTGAGTGAATCGACATCAACATTGATATCTAAAATAGATTTATTTTCAGCCATCACGGTGTACCTTTTTTATTTTTAAGCAACTCACGGAATTCTGCGGCAGAACGAATATCAAAACCGTACTCCCGCATAAAACCGTCTATCCCCTCATGACAGGCATAATTTAGGACGGCACTGACGAGATGGTCGCCGTCTCGCCAGAAATCTCGGCGATTGTCGATGTCGGTAATGACGCTACCCACTCCGTACAGTTCAGCGACGTACAAACACTGCCCCATAGTGAACTCACGTCGTCCATCATACGTATCGCCTGACTCGGCTTGTTTATGGCTGAAACACATGTAAAAAAAACCAGTTCACCCATCACATCATCGAGATCGACAACGCCCCGACTAATAGCCACATCAAGAGGCTGATCATCCCAACCACGGCCATCAACCGGAATAATCACGGAAGAACTGCGAATAATCTCTTGCACCAGCGTATTTTTTACGCCGCGCTCACCTTCCCAGATGTTCATATCTTTACAGACAGTTTCAAGCATCAGGTACGCCACACGGGGGCCGGCAATGACACTCAAGCCCTGACTGAAAATAGCGGTAAACGTTTTACTTAACGGGATGAAATGCTCACGGTAAATTTCTTTTCGGATTGGCGTTGAGTGAACGTAAATATTGCCGCTATCGGTTTCTACCTGAACAACCAAATTCAGTTTTTTTGAGATTTCCATTTGGGTACCTATTTTTACAGAATAAAGAAAGCCCCGACCTTGTTACGGTACGGGGCTGTAATGGGGATAACCTTGGGGATTGCTTTAGAAAATATTCCACATATCCGCGTTGGTGTCATAGATACCAAAGAGAGAGATAAGATAACCGGGGTCTCGTCCAGAGAAACTAACATCACCTGCAGAGCGTAACGTAGCACTTCGGATAGTAAAGTCGCCGAGCGTTGATGAGTCAGAATACACTTTAGCCTCACCCAAAAAGGTATCGGTCTCAATCTGCTTTTTAAACATCTGAGCCATCGCCTGGCTGCGGACTAGATGAATATTGATCGCTAGCATCTGGTATGGATTTGGTGAAGAGGCACCGCCGCTCATTGTCGGCAGCAATACGCCCGCATCGCCCTGAAAGGCAATATCAATACCGTCTTGCGTTAAATAGGACGCGGTGATATTGAGCTCAGGGAACTGAGTGAATTTTACCGAGGCGCGGACTTTATTAAAGACGCCTTGCGGCACAAATGGGTTTGCCATGATTTATATCCCCAGGTTAGGAAAGTTGCATAGTGACGTTGATGTTAAAAATAACCTTAATGAACCCACGCATCGGCGTGTACTCGGCGGATAAACCCGCATACCGGCCTAGAGCGTAATCATTCGGGTTATTGATGGAGTACTCACGGAATGACACTGCACCAACCTGCGGGTTACCGTTCACCAGCCCATAAATAACGCCCGTGTTAAACACGCTCTGAGCGCGGTTTTGTAACCGGTTAATGCCGTCTTGGTTGTAATACAGCGGGTTGATCGGGTTGTTGCTGCCGTTAATGACTTCATTAGCCAGTGCCATATGAGCATTGATTTGTATCCAATCGACAGAGTACCAGTACGTCAGGTCGTTACCGTCGCAACCTACCCCCTTAAACAGCACCGTGTTTGATATCCCACCCTCAGCCCCAGTACCAACATAGTTAATATTATTCGCATTCAGAGCGGCGAGATAAGAGCCTTTCTCTGATTTTTTGGTCACACCAATAAGATAGCGGAACGCCATCGGGGCAACTTTATTAATATCGGAAGGTGATGCTGAGATGAAGGCCCACATCATGCTAGCAATGCTGCACTCAGAATAAGGGGTGACGTACTCTTCAGCCATGACGATAACAGACTTAATGCCGTTGTATGGATTGCCGGGGCCTTGCGTGGTGACAAAGAAGTATAACATCGACGTATTGGCGCTGTAGTTCTTAGCTAATTGGATGAACTTCTCGTTTCTATCCCACGACTTAGGGACCAGATAGGCATAAAACCGGATGCTAGGGTCACTAATGTACATTTCAAGCTCTTGAACTTTAACATCAACGTCACCCGCCCCCATTTCATAGACATATACCGATTGTTTAGAGCCTTGAGCGAAGAAGGTTCGCCCCATAGCGAGTAATTCGGCGGAATCGGGTATCTGAATATTTCCAAGAATAACGACATCTGGCAACTCGATGGGGACGGTCACTCGCAATTTATTGGGTAACTCTACCATTGCGAGGTAAGCGCCGTTATAGACAGCAGGGCTAAATCCACTGAGGCTTACTTCTATTGTATCCCCATCCTGGTAGTGATAAGGGAGCGACGCACCAATAGTTAGTGTCATCGAGTGATAACCAATGGTTACCTCTTCAATTGGAAGGCTGGCCAGATCAAGCAATTCCGAAAACTGGGTGATTAACTCGATACTCCCTGCGGGAAGATTGGAGCCCCCCATTGAGAGCAGCGCACCGGTTTGCTGTAACTTAGACGGCATCATGCCAACCGTTTGAGAAACGTTGACCTCAACAATCTGATAGTCTTTAGACATTTATTCATTCTCCAAATCAATGAAAGCGTTATTAATTAATTTCAGCGCAAGGTCACGCGTTATCTGTTGGTAATAGTTAATCTCAAAATCAACGTGCTTTTTCTTCGCCAGCGCGTTTATCTCAACCTGATTCAACTTGTCGTCGAAAACCACCGGGGAATTAGTGATACCGAATTCTTCATAATCAACGGCCCTCTGCACGATATAATCAACGTACCTGAGGGCATCATCGTTACTCAGCCCATAGAGAGTTACCCTTACCGAATCCTGCACGTGCTGAAACCGTCTAAAATTATCCGGGTCGTCGGGTTTTCGAACATACCCCGCCGCTCCTTGCAAAGGTTTTGTGCTTTGAACATCGGCAACGATATACGGCGCAGGCACGTTTGCGGGTAGTAAGTAGGAAGGGTATACGGGCGCAATGTGATTATTCAGTAACCAGATAGGTATGCTGTTAGATAGCACTAAATCGGTGTTGATATCGTCTTGACTATCAATTATCTGAGTGCGCATGGATGGCCTAACAGATTCACCACGATAGTGAAAAATACCGGCCTGCGTGTACCGGCTATCCATACGCGAGAACGTAAACTGCACACCCTCATACTGACCGAGATACATACCGTTGGGGTCAACAACGTTAAAATCGTCAATTTTTTCAATCGGCGTAAAAATAATATGATTGATAGATTGAGATACCGTATCCGTCTGCTCACTAAGCGCCTGGCGGTGCAGGCTACCAGAGATACTAACGGATAGTGGCGAATCAGATAACCCGAGACGCGCTAACTCGGCGGGGTTGACGATCGAGGCTTTAACCCAGTACACGTAGCCATCAAGGGGTAAAATCTGTTTCACGTACAACGTAAAGGTGACTCGCTGGCTTGAGGATATCGTCTCTACTGCGGAATGAAGGGCAACAGCCAACTCAGTGCCCACCGTTGCAGCAACTTCATCAATTCTCATCGTCTTCTATCCATGCTATGAAACTTGTTTTAAGGAGTCCACCATCAATGAACGACGGCCGACGTTGTCCACTCGTGGTTTTTAAGCGCGAATTGACGCCATCAATAGCCGCCAGTGTCGGCACCTTATCAATGCTTAACCCAGCCATTTCTTCACTTTCAAGGAATAGATGAAAAAGCTTTTCCGTCTCACTCAGGATTAACGTATCGGACATCACCGAACCAAATCTAAGATGATTCTCAATCTGTAAAGTGATAGCCTCTCGCGCCTCCCGCATGATTTCCTTTTCATAATGCTTAAAGAATATAGAAAAAAGGCTGTATTCATCTTCAAGAATGGTGGCCACTTCAAACGTGGTTGCGTCTGGATTGTCGCCATATCCGTAGGGAATATCCTGAACGCCGATACGGAGTTTCACGACAAACCCCATAGCGGGCCAAGTTCCATCAGAATGGCTAAAGCTCTGCGCCCATAAGGGTCTTGCATCAATTGCAAGTCAGCAAGACTTAACCCTTGCAGGACATCCAGTGTCGTTGTTGCCTGAGAGGTACCCTGATCGGCTGCGGAATTGACAAAACCAGTCACCATCCTGCCTAGTCCGAGGCTTTTTCTCAGGTCAGCAAAATACGTACTATCAGTGACATCATTGGCGTAATTAATCAGAAATGAAGCACCAAGGTTATACACCAACATCCGATAAGTGGTGGGCTGAGTGATAAGAATGGATCGGTAGCCGCTAATGTTTGACCACTCAAGGGCTAGAGAATAAACCTCCTCAATAACCAAAGAATCATCAGCGATTGCGGTAACAGGGACGCCCATATAGCCCCTGACGAACTGTAAAAAGCCTTCAAGTGTTGGGAGTCCCTGATTCATATCATTCCTTAACTTTCGCTTTCGCCGGGCTTTTAACTTCCGCGTCTGTTTCAGCAGGCAGTTCTTCGCTCTTTATCATGCTTGCCATATCAATCTCTTTGTCGATTGAGTAGCAAAGCCCCGCAAATTTTTCAGTTGATGAAATAGTCTTAATATCGACAAGTCCATACATGCTGTGTTGTTTAATCACACTGGCGATATCACCGGGCAAACCCTCAATGACAATCTGGTCGCAGGGTGGAATCCGTAAAGATGTTGCATTTACCGCGCCTGGTAATCGATAAGTGAAAACCCGCGTCAGTGGTGAGCAGTTGGCGATAAATAATGTCATAGTAAACCCCGGTAAAATTCAGATGGTTGGATATGAAAATCAGGCCTTACTTACCGACTTTAATTTTCTGAGTAAACGTTTTGGCGTCGCCTTTGGTTGAATCCAGAGGTTCACCCTTGATCTCAACTTCTAACCCAGCTTGTGGAGCTTCCCCGTTCTGGATTGCGGCCTGATCAAGGACATGATTCATCGCTATGACGCCGTTCTCACGGATTTCTTGCGATTGTGCCTCCATGTTTTCTAACTTCTGGTCGATACCGTTTTGAATGGCGTTTACATCCATCTCTTTATCGATTGAATAACACAGACCGGAAAACTTACCGTTAATTTTGCTGGCTAAACAAAGGCCGTATAACTCATGCTGTTCGATAACGAAATTGACGGAATCCTTTGGCATATCCAGCATGACCTGATGGCCTGACGGGATCGCATGGAAAAATGGCTGCAGTCGCTCAGGTAAGCGGTAATTGAAAAAATGGCTCTGATGCGTACAGTTAGCGATATAAAGTTTCATTTCTCACCTCAAAAAAAAGAGAGGCCTAAGCCCCTCTAGTTTTATTTACGATTTGGATAATTTATGCGGATGCCGCGGATAACAACGTAATGCCTTCTGGCCGGATATTCCAGCCCGGAGTGCTGCGCATGGTGTACAGCGTGGTTAGTCCACCGTCTGGCACTGGTGATGGAATTTCCGTCGGTGCAGGGACATCACAGAACATCATGTTAACGGCCTGTTGGTTCGGGGTCAGGGTCGCAAAAATATTCGTATTGATGGTTGACTGCGTAGCGGGGACAACAATCTCAGGGGCTGAAATGATGATCAGGTCAGTACCACCAGCGCCTTTACCAATCAGCGTATCATCAGCACAGAAAATAATCTCATCACCACCCGCACCCGCCGCGATCGCTTTCACCATCTCAGCGGCTGTTGCTGTACCCGCGCCCACGCGCTGGAAGTTAGTCAACTGAACTACACCGGCATAGGTGATTTGCTGCAAAAAGCGCTGCGGGGCAAGAATAACGATACGCACCGGCTGGCCAAGTAAGAACATTTTAGTTTTCAGTGACCCGACAGTATTCAACATGTACTGCGCTAACTCGCCAGAATCCCACGTCTGGTAAGTCGTATTGGCACCGCTATCACTTCCCAAGTTCGCAGTTACTGCATTTGGGGAATGGACCAAACCCTCGTTATTCGTTGCGTTAATGCCGTACAGCAGCATATTACGCAGTTGTTGGGCCATGCCTTGACGTGCAGCTAAACGTAACGCCTCTGTCAGTGAATACCCCCAATTGCCGGCAGCCTCACTGTCAAACACGTTATATTGAGAGCGCGTAGAAATACGATAGGTCATCATCTGATCATAGCTTGGCACTACGCTAGAGGATGGCAGCTCACCCGGAAGTGATTGCCCCGCCTGTGTATTAGTCGTAACACGCAGATATTTTTGATAGACAGCTAAATCAGAACTGCCGATTTTCACTGACGGTGCGCCATCAGCCAGCAACTCAAACGCGCCGGTCGCCATGCTGTATTGCATAGCAATTTGCGGGAGCATCATTGAAGGCTGAATGACGGTAATTGCAGGAGCGAATCCACTCATGTTTTAAAGCCTCTTTAAATTAAGAACAAGCCAACTGGTTTTGTTGTATCCCAGTTCACGCTTTTTGTTGTTGGATCCTGTACCGCCGCTAAATTTCCTGTTGTAGAAACAGCAAGGAGCTTTAATGGCATACCGTTGGTATTGTCGATATCGATCCAGTTATTGGTCGGATCCCACGCAAACTTATTCGCATCCATTGCCACCGTATCAGTAGCGAGAGCGGCAACAGCCGCGCTAATTTGAAGCGGAATACGCGCACCAGAGCCCAAGCGGTAGTAATGCACCGATCCGCCAGATGTATACTGGGGGACTTGGCTGCTTGGGGTGGTAATACCGTGATAGGCCTGATTAAAGACAGTAAACCCACTGCACGAGGTGGCTGTTGCCGGGGCAATTTTTGAGCCGGTAATTTTTGACATCGCAGCAGGGATTAACTCAATAATCCCCACACCACCCCACATTGGGTCTGTGCCGGTAACAACCCCTGATGCCAACTTAAGGCGAACAGCAGGATCATCTTGTGCATCACCCTGGGTGAGTCCATTGGAATCAACAGTAAAGTTAACGCTACTACCCTGCGTTTTGAATGGATCAAAGCTGATGCTTCCCATTATGACTTACTCCCTACAGTGTTAAATTTAACCAGTTGTTGAGATGGTTGTTTGAATGAACTCAACCACGTGTTGACGTCCCCGCGATACTCAGTGATACGACGCCCCGCATCATCCATGCGCACCACGGGGATCAGCACATTTGGCGTACTGGCAATCTTGCTTTTTGCTGTGGCTTTCGCATCGGCATAAACCTGCTTTTCAGCGATAGCGAGTAGCGCGGAGTCAGCAATAGCAATAATGTCGACATCCTTGTAAGTAGCCGAATGCTGCTTAAGTCCGTTAACCATACGCTTGCGGTAGTTAATGGTGGTTTCCCCGCTCATTGGTGCGCGGGCAGACTTGCCGAATTCACGATAGGCAGAGTCGGCCATAACCTGAGCATCAGCCTTGCTTTCCTCATCCTTTTCAGCGTTATCTTGTCGTTCCTGTTCTTCGGCTGCGTCTTTCACTGCTTTTTCATCAGCGTCTTTTTTGGCCTGCTCAGCGGCGGCGGCTTCGTCCTTGCGAGCTTTTTCCTCCGCTTCTTTTTCTGCGGCATCCGCGCGGGCTTTATCGTCTGCGGCGTCTTTCGCGGCCTTTTCATCCGCGTCTTTTTTAGCCTGCTCGTCAGCATCAGCGCGGGCTTGTAATGCCTTTTGCGCGTTACCTTCCATGCTGTCCATACGAGCACCAAATGAATCGAGACGCGTATTAATTTGCGCGCCAAACGTACCGAATGAATCGGCGAGAAGTTTTTTCAGTTCTTCTTCGGTCATTTCAAAATCACCTTTATTTGAGTTTTCTACGCCTTCTGGGATTTTATTTTTATCCCAGACACCTAAAGTGCCGTGGTCTTTCGTTACCAATGCGATGTGATCAATTAAAAAAGGCTTACCCTCAATTAATATCGTCTCGTCCCCGGCATCGATGGCCACATTTCCCGAGTCTTGGTTAAATATCACTGATGGGCTGGTAGATACCTCACCCCGTTTAATTTGCTCAACGATGTCATTTTGATAAACCCGGGCAATTGCCCAGACTTCATCACCCTTGATGTAGGGGAGCATCACCGCGCCAACAATTCTGTTTTTAAAATCCTCCTCACTTAATTTTGCCTCTTCGGGGTGATCGATAATTACCGGTAGCCCGTTGCAGCGTTTGAGAAAAGCATCATTAAGGTAAATGTCGGGGTCTCTCCAAACGTGCTCATCTAAACCACGTCTATATGCTGCCCCGGTGCCCGTTATTCTCAGGTTTACTAACCACATACCGGAAAACTCGAAAGGCGATGGTATTCGCCCGTCCCGTATTCCTTCCGCTACTTCAAGCTCTGTTAAATTCACGTTTGCCTTTCTCCGTTAGAAATTCGGCAGGTAATTTTTGCGGTGCGTAAATTGGAAGCGCTTTACAACTACAATAAACCTCCTCACCAGCGGCGGTGATTTCGTCGTAGTACCCATCAACCGGCTTGATCAATCCCTGAGTCACTGCCCATGAGTCTCTAATTAGGTAGTATTTCTCATCGCGGTCTTTGTGGTCTTTCCGGTAGCCATAACCTGGACGACGCCACGACGAATGCCATTTGAACGCTATTGCGCCACCTTGGATTGAAATGAGGAAAGTCACGTTTGAAGCCAGTTTATGGCCCTGAACGATAGCAACACGCCTATCGATGTAACCCTGATCTTCAAGAGCACCCATAATCCCCCGCTTCTGTTCAACCCGGTCCGCCGCATTAGTACCACCAGGCGGAACGGATGAAACCCAACCCTGAAAACGCTGAATAGTTTTATCTATCGCTTGGGTACGGTTCAGTTTGATCAGCTCGGACGCGGCAAATATCCGCCGGTCGAGTTCTTTCCTGAGGTCGGGCTTCATTTTTTTCAGCGTGAATGCGTTTACGCCGTCGGCAGGCTGATCCTTTAGTGCACCACCATCTATCACCAGGCGTTTATAAATCGCGGTGAGGTGGTTTCTGGTGGTTGCGGCGTCTGCTGTTTCTCTGTGGGATGCGATGCGTAATTTATTTGACCAGCTAAGAAGTGCTTTTTCAGAGTCCCAGCCATTGTCTATGTAGTAGTTGACGGCCTCGGTTAGCGTCTCGAAAAAGGTTTTAGGTCGCTTTTTCTTCGCCTTCTTTCTCATTGCCATAATTATTCACCGGTGGTGGTGGGACGTAGTTAGCTAACGCCTCCTCATCGAGTATTAGGGGCGTATCAATTGAAAAACTTAACGTATTGATAATTTCAGCCAACCAGATGGCTAGCGCTGCTTTATTTTCAGGGTCTAAATTGGCTGATAGCGCGGTATAAAGCGTTGAGGCTTGATTCAGGATCTTGCTCTCGCCGTCCTGAACATCACTCTGTTTGCGTTCTAGTAAATCGGTCCATTTCGATGAGAAACCGCTTTTCCACCCATAAAACACATCTTCATACTTTCGCCCGGCGTACTGATCTGGATAGTCGGCAGCCAGCGCGTCAAAAAATGCCTCATCCCATGCAATGTATTGAACGATGTTCTCAAAGAACATGATGGTTGGGTCAATGGTCTGGCGGACACTGTCGATATACTGAGCCACCGCGTTGGAGTCTTCCGCGCCCTCACCAAATCCATTAGCAAATGCTTCATCTTTGATTAAAAGCGCTGGTGTATCGCTGGCTGCCGCAATATTGGCAATGATGTTGTCACGTGAGGTCGTGAGGGCTTTATCGACGTTTTGCAAATCAAGCGACTCAATCGAATCACTTGCCCCGATACTCAATACCCCATCATTTTTTGCTGATTTTAATAACTCACGCTTTATCATGCCCGCTGCCGCCATTAGTCCCGACAACACCGAGGTGTTTTGTGCGGTCTTAGCGACCAACACGCCCGCTTTTTGGCTAACCATGTTGTCAGCGACCATACTTTGAAGAAACGACTTAAGTGGGTATAAGGCCCGCTGAAAGACGCTACGCCCCGTAAATCCGAAGGCTGACGACTGATAGCCCAAATAGATTGGCGCACCGTTAAATACTTTCATCGTTCGCGATGGGTGCCAGTCCTGCCCGGCAATATTGAGTGTATTTTTCGGCTCCTGAAAGTCAGGCGCGTTAGGGTCTTGACTGGTCACCATGGAGCCTGACGCATTAAGTGGATCGAATACGTTAATAAAAATATCTGACTCTGACAGGCCAAAAGAAGGTAAAACCTCAGCGGCTTTAGTTGATGTTGTCCCTACGCCAATCGCCGCCGCTCCGTAACACCGAGTGATGAAGTGCAGGTTTCTAATCTTCTCCGTAACGCCAAGTCTGAGCCAAACACCCTCAAACGCTTTAACAATTCTACGGTCTGGGTCATCTTCAAGATTATTCTCACGGGGTTTAAATAATGCCATCGTGATCGGTTTCTCGACCAGCTTTCCGCCTAACGGGTGCTGCTCCCATAATATTTTACAAAGTTCATACCCGGCCACGGAACCCGGTTCGATACTTTCGTTATTCGTCAGTAACTCGGTTAACTGTGAGGTCATACCGTTACTAATTACTATCTCTGCCATTAGATCGCCCCACTGTTACCAAATGCGAGAATTACGCCGTATGTGTAGCAATCCAGTAAATCATCTGCTCTGGTTGCCGCTTTTTTATCTGCAAGGTGGAAACCGGACACCTGTTTCCAAAAATGGTTAGCCTCAGAATTTTTAAACACTGAGGTTTTCTTATATGCGTGTTCGCTGATTTTTACTTTTTCTGTGTAGTGATAACCGGATGCCATCACGCCGCGCTCATCCTTCCCTTTGCTTGTCAGTACAGAATCGATCGCCCGGACCGGCCAACCCTCCGTCTCACCCTTCTGAAGCAAAATAGCGCCCATAGCTGCGTTTTCAATAAATGTGCCAACACTCCCCATTCGCGGGTGACAGATTCTTGTCAGCTCATCAAGGCGGTTGAATATATGCGGCATGTATTCGGGCAGTAATGAGCCCTGAATCTGAGTAAGATCCCAATCAAGGATGGTTAATCGCGGTTTTTCGTAGGTTTGCTCAAGCGCGTAGTAAACGACACCATGACCATCATTTTCGGAGCCGCCTTTTAATCCGGTATCCATAACGGCAAAAATCATGTCGCAGGTAGCCGGCATCATTACCGGCTTGTCATCCACCAGCAATTTAGCGACATCGAATAATGAGTCTTTGGACCAATCCACAAACTCGGCTAAAAATTCCTGACGGAATACACGCGGATCACTATCACGCTCAATTTTTGCCAACTCTATGGCGCTAATTAATGGGTTTGTGGATGTCGGCGCGTGGTGCTCGTAAAACCCGTGTTTTTTATCCCGGCAGATAGCATAGAAAAAGTTATTTTCGTCAATACCATCAGGAGTTGAGAATACCCATGCACGGCCCTTCGTCGTCAGCATTGTAGGGCTGATAGATTTAGGCCAGATCTCCTCTAACATCTGAGGCGCTTTAGTAAAGGCAGCCTCATCAATCAGAACGACATGATATTCACGCCCGCGCCCGGCCAATTCATTATCGTTTGTTACCCAAAAGTCGATAACGCCGCCATTTTTCAGCAAAATCCGCTTTTCACTTCGGGAATGGCTTTTAACTAGCGGGCCAAGAAGATAAACGAGCTTGTCGTAAATTTCCTGATACTGACGATATTCGGCGGTGAATATACCTATCTTGCCGCCTTTCTTTTCCCCTGTTAGCAAATCTCTAAACAGAGTTACAGCGTAGGAAAAGGCGATCGTAACGAGCATGATCGTCTTACCCCAACGACGACCGCAACGGACAACGTTGTTACGGTGCTTCTTCCCTTCCTTCCATATTTTTCGTTGTCGCTTGTGTAGCCGGGGGGCTTTAATTTCTATGGCCATGTTTTCCCCGGTTAGTGTTAATCCTCTTCGTCGTCATCGTCGCCAGGTAAATCCAGCGCATTGTTAACAATGATTGGCTGATTGTTATTGTCTGATTTATTGAACATGCCCAGATGTTGGGCGAGTAGCTTAAGAGCACCGTCCTGATCGCGAGTTTGTATCTCTAAGCCGTTTTTAGTCTGCTTAGCGCCAGCGTAGAGTTTTCGGGCGCTCGGGCTTAAATCACGGGTATCGGGTAAAAATAGCTCTTGGTGACCTTCGCCGTTACATTTTGGGCAATCAGGATTAGGATCATCATTCGACGTAAAGCCATAACCGCCACGGTCACTAGGCGGTGGTACGTTGTCTTTTGCAGATTGAGATTCGGCAGTAAAAAACTCAGCCTCGTCTTTCCACTGATAATGATGTTTATCTCCCCAACAATGACGGCAGTTAACTCGCCTGAGCTGGGATAATTCATTAGGGTCAGCGGTGGCAATAGAGACCCACTCCCTAACGACGCTATCAGCATCAAATTCGATTCGGGCAAGTTGTGCCTGTATAGCGTATTTAATTGCTCGATTTACCGATGGATTCCGATGGATTCTGCGGGCTTCGGCTTCGCCGGTTAATCCTTCGCAGCTATAACCAGCTTTCTTATATGCTTCGTATTTATTTCGACATTTTAAATACTCAAAAACATATCTGGACTGTCGTTCGCTAAGCCCATACTCATCAGGGTTTATCGATAGTTGGATGCTGCTATTTTCAGTCTGGTTTGTCGGGTGATTGGGTGGTGTAGACATGCCGGATTTTTCGGGTTCTAAGTGATCACAAATAGTGACTTTTTTTGTGACTTTTTTTGTGACTTTTTGAGCATTCTGTTTTTGTGACTTTTTTGTGACTTTTTTACCCCTAACCCATCCGTACTTTTTAGCTCTTCTGATTATCGTCTCGTATCTTACGCCGTGAGCTTCTGCTATTGCCTCGATGGTAAGTTGGCTGGCACGATATACTTGCTCGATAGCCTCCCAATTAATTCTGGCCATAACAGCGATACCTTTTATCAGGCGTAAAAAAGGCCACCGAAGTGACCTGATTGGAATATTGTGCTGGGTGTAAATCTATTACCCTCTGAATTAGCGATACCACCACACACGAATACCTATATAAAATTCCAAGCTAACAGTTAAATCAGGGTGAATGTTGGTATTTTATAAAATAGAGATGCATGTATCGAAAGCAATGTTGACTCAAAGGAAACCGAAAGAGATACTCAGTCCTAAGACCCCTATAATAAAAATAGCTATCCTGTGCATTCCTCCCCCCACTCCTTGTGGGGATTTTTTTATCTAAAAATAGCCACCGACTGGAAATAATCAAATTGTGTCATATCCTTATAGTGAGTGTGGCTAACGACACTGCACTCCATACCACGATGAGATTGGTATTATTTTGCTTGCCCCACTCGTTGGGGCTTTTTTTTGATATGGACCATTATGACAACTGAAAATATGATTCGAACTAGCATTACCCAAGTTATACGTGGAAATCCGCTTATAGTCGTCGCCGCAAAAGAAGATGTGGCTTCATATGTTCTTGAGATTCGCGCAAACTCATTCATTAAGGCTGGAGATACAATGGACCTTCCTGCCAACATTAATGCTGGTGAGACGATTCCAACCGTAAAGTTTAGAAATGAAGATGGGCTACAAACCATCCATTCCGTAAGAGTATTAACCAGCCCTCTATAAGATGTAATCATTATCGAGCCCATTTTAGAGTAGGCTTTGGGCATTAAAAACCCGCACTAGGCGGGCTCTTTGTAATTCAGATAACTTAGTTAGATAACTGCTTAAGATAGTCAATTGAAAAACCAACTCCGGGCTGCTTTTTTAGTTCTTTTATTCTATTAACAATAGCTACCTTGATGGATTCATCCCCACCTTGATAATAAGGCTTTAGGATAGCAATGATTTCATTTGCTAAAGCTGAGCCACCTAAACCACCAGTAGCCTCTGCGCGTCTCATTGCTAAATATATCTTATCGTTATAGTTACTCATCATTTTTCCTATTTAGTGAAATGTCGGTTAACTATACCTTATTTGCGAAACATCCCGCATTCTCCGCAACCCGATTTGACCGCATTCGCTATAAATGCAACCATCAATCGTTACTCAGGGATGAGTACGTAAGAGTGAGCCCCGCTTCGGCGGGGTTTTTCATTGCCATTATCAAGTCGCTCAGTGAGTAGGCTTTGTAATGACTACTTGAGCTGCAATACGCCGTGTTCTTCTGACGCTGAATATGCTACCAGCCCGGTATATTCTTCAATACCTTCTTGTGGCGGAAAATAACCCTCAGTGATGGTGTATGACGGTTGACCATCCTTTTCCACAAAGTCCGCTAAATCCTTGATCTGTTTTGCTGTTAATACTAATTTCATAATTATTAGTCCTTCAAAAACTTTTCGGTGCGGTGAGTTTGCTGACCTTCCAGTAATTCAGCGTCAGTGCTTGTGATAACGATAGTATGATGCGGGTGAACGTTATCATTAAGCCACTTGATTGCTGGCTCGACGGCGCTTTCAAATGTCGAGTTAGTAAACATCGTTACATTCGGGATTTTACCCTCAGCAATCGCATCAATAACGGCAGTAACGTTATCCCAATCTCGTCCACCGTTCGGAAAGTATTCTTGCAGCGTGGACATAGCTTCATTCTTTAATTCTTGCATTGTTTTCTGTTTCACTTTAATTCCTCACTTGTTGAATCGGGGATTCTCGTTTCTCTCGTTTTAATTTGTAGTAAGCGCCTTCAAATCCTACCCACTCGCGCCAATACCGAAAACGCTGCCAATTTAAATGCCATGCGTCATACCAGACCATTATTCACCCGCTGTTTTACTAATAGAGTCTGATGCTCGCTTAATACCAAGTAACTGACTGTTGCACTTCTCTATCACGCCCATTAGCGATGCCACATAACCAGGGTAATCGGTGTAACAAACAACGTCATAATCCGGGATTGAGCAAGGTGTAAATAAACTACTTGGTAGCGGCAGCGGCGTTGATTCGGTCGGCCTGTTCGCGCAACTGCTGATTAACGGGATCAGGAACAGGTACACCAGCACACGGGGAGCCTTTTTGAGCAGACGCCAAAGCTTTTCGCAGTGCCTCAGTGTTTTTATCTGACTGTTGTTTATTCTCTGCAATGGCATCAACAACCCCTTGAATCTGTAAATACTGCGTTCTCAGCTTGGCTGAATTTGCTCGCTCTTCTGCTAATGCTGTTACTGCTCGCTGTTTTTCGTGTTTTACCTCCCCCAGCTCATTGATAAGCCAGCGGGTATAAAGAAGCATCAAGATAAGGCAGATTGTCGCAGGTATGGCGATTGCATTTTTTAATGAAAAACTCATGATTCGAACATCCGTTTTTCTAATCTGCGACGGCGTTCTAAGCCGCCCAGCACTTTGCCACCAGCGTATACCCAGCGAGAGAATTCATTAGCAGCACCGGAATAATCGCCTTGGTTTAACTTCCGCAATAACGTTGAAGCACTCAGCGCACGTGATCCACAATTAAAGGTGAATGATGCCAACGCATCAAATTGCCCCTGAGTCAGAGGAACGCGAGCCACTTTATTAATATCCTGTTCGACTTTAACCAAATCGGCTTTTAAGTATTGCTCCGCTTTAGTTTGACTAATCTCATCACCAGGCTTAACACCTGATGTGTGTCCGTAACCAATAGTCCAAACTTTAGCAGGGCATAGGTATGCCTTAAGCTGGCACGACTCAAATGATTTGATTAAATCAATACCACTTTGACTAGTTACCATTTCCGCCCCCAAACTTACGTCCAATAAAAGAATCAACTATCCCTGCTAATTTCTTAGTTCCAAGAAAGCCGATAATGACGCCAAATAATGTCGCTAGATTCGGGGGGAGCCCAAAATACTCGAATGCTGAAATAATACCGAGGCTTAATATTCCGCATAGCGTAGCTTCAAGCAGGGAGCTCTTTAGCCCCTCACCTTCTTTTCTTGATCGAGCTACGGCGACTATAAAGGCCAGAACAGCGCCAGATATAACCGGCGTATTTGCGTTGATCCAGTTCCATACATCGGCCCAGAACCCAAATTTGTCAGGCATACGCATATCCACCCCCTATTTGGGGCCATTTAGTTAATAGGAATAGCCACCAGCCGTAGTCACTGCTCTATGGTGGTGTGTGTTGACGGTTTAGCTGGGGCTAGATGTGAAAAAACCCCGCACTAGGCGAGGCAATAAAGAGACTAACGTGACAATCAAAATAACGGTATTATTTTTCTTACCTATGGGTTAAAAGGAATTTATGTTGTGAAAATTGAATATATTATTGAGCAAATTGCAAGTATCTCTAAAAAAACCCCTGAAATTACTAAAACAATAAGCGCTGTTATATCGAAGCTATCCAGTTACACGGTCATAAACGGATTAGTTTATTTTTTTGTAGCTCGCGCAGATTGTAAATTCCCCGGCTTGGGAATGAAGTTTGTTGGACCTGTTATTGCATTTTTATTTTTAGTTTTTCTCTTGGACGTTTTTACTAACGACTTTACCTTATTCAAAATAATCGACAATAAAGAGGGAACTATACTAAAAAGAATTATAGTGATTTTTCTGGCTTTTCTCGCAGCTGGTTTGCTTAGTTGGTTATATGTGTCAGGCATATATCAACCATTATTTTCAATCCCTGATAAAATTTGGGAATGTAAAATATAATTTAAATGCTGCGATAACAAAAAACCCGCCTTGTGAGCGGGCTCTTAATGTTTTGCCAGCTCAGTTTCAAGAAAGCGCCTACGATTTTCAGCAATAACAAAAGCCATAGCAAGTCCTTCTATAGCTTGATCCCACCCATACTTTGTTTGAGCAAGAGCAAATTGCCGTGCAATATCGGAAATGGAATCAGTGACCGAAGCCGTGATACAGTGATCGAAGGAATTAATTAATTCTACTTTTGAGGTCATCATGTTCACCATTAAATTAAAATGTCCGCACTGTATCCGTGAGACGCATTTTCGACTTTTAAATGTTTGTGAGTATTATCACAAAGAGCCTGTTAAAACCGGATCTGTAAACAATACTCACAATGTCAGTGTGAGATCTATTAATGAAAGTACCCACATGAAAGCCTATGGTGTAGCTACATGCCCTGAATGTGAATCCCCCGTCTTAATTTGGTTTGAATGTAACTATGGGCAATTACAGCAAGCCCAACGCTCATCAAATCAAGCAGAATGGCGATACACTGGTGAATTACCTAAAATTCTAGGCACATACCCTTCACCACAAAACCCTGATGATTCCCCATACTACCCTCAAGGGTTAAGGGCTATTTTTGTTGAGCTTCAAGAAGATATTTTAATGAATAGAACGCCCGCGCGTATCGTTTCGGGTTGCCGAAGTGTCCTTGAGGTTGCGCTTCGCTCCCTTGGATACGAAAAAAACAACCTCATATCCAGAATCGAACAAGCTAGGAATGATGGTATTATCACCGAATCCATGAAAGATTGGTCACACCGGGTACGAATTAACGGCAATGAGGCAGTGCATGAGCTTCAAGCGACACAAGAAGAAGCTAGTGAGTTCGTTTCCTTCTTAAAGCTGTTCCTAGAGGTGGTCTTTGTTCTACCTGAGCGAATTAAACAACAGCAACCGCATCCTTAAAACAAAAAACCACCTGAGCTAACATAAATGAACTACTGCATTTTTTGCAGCAGTTCAAATTGGCGGAAGATTGAGGAGTTGACCCCCTACCGTTTCCAGTCCATCCGGGTTCAAGCCGGATTGTGTACCTCTGCGCGGAATCTTCCAAATAAAAAACCACCCGAAGGTGGCATGTATACAAGTGTGGAGAGAACAGTGCAGTTTCCGTATACAAATAAAAACCCCACCATTTCTGGCAGGGCTTAAAAATGTGTTAGTGGTGTATAGCTAGAAATTCCCACTATTTAAGGAATCTACGCCACATCCGGACAAAATGCAAGTCTGTGATAATCATTTCGTTACTTTCTGAAATTCGTCCGCCGCTACCCCTTCCTCTATGTCGCACTTAGTTACTAACAGGTCATAAANCGGNTTCCANTTCCTGCGCCACGTCCTTTCATTCAGTTCTGNTAGTAGCGCGGTGATAGCTCTATAAGCGACCGATGATGGCATCCGGCTATAGCCCTTTCCTCCGCAGCGCTCACAACCCTTAATGACGGGTGCGCCAGTGGNTTTTGTAGACTCCCTGTCGATAGCCTTCCCGGTTCCTTTGCAATTACGGCAACGCTTATAGACTACGCCTTTCCCATTGCAGGGCTGACATAACTCGCTAACTACCTCTCGCTCAATAANAGGCGGTATTTTCTCTTCACCATCAANGCCGATGTATCCNGGATATTTCACCACATCCCGCCATGCCTTCNTCGTTCCTTTCCCACAGCAGTGGTGACATGTCACGCTGGTACCCGCTGAATGAGAATATTCCTCATAGGCGAGCGTTGCCAGAATCTGCATGCAGCGGGCCATTCGACGACCAGCAACCTTACCCACCAGTTTAGGGGCTTTCAGATAGGCATATCGGGTTAGTTCCTCAACAGCTCTAGCTTTGTCCTCATTGCTAATACCTGTTTTACCCAGGAATGCCGACACACCAAAACTCGCCTTTGCTTTGGTCATTCCTAGTGCAGCCATGATATCAGTCCCAGTAAGGCGNTCTGCTGATGTGCCATTTGGTGAATCAGTGATAGCTAATCCTTGAGGGCTAAAGTGCTTTAATGCTGATTCAAGTTTCATGCTGCTACCCTTTTTGTAAAAACCTGCTCTCTAACTTGCTCGCCATTCACCAGCATATCGTTAAAATCTCCTGAATCTGGCCAGCGTACGCTTACCTTTACTAAGTCATTTTTTNCGGTGAGATTGCCGTGAGCGCATGCAAATGCAGCGGAGTGCCCAGTCGCTGAATGGGGATCCATATCTGCAAAAATGATTAGNTGCNTCACCCCTATGGGGACCCTAAATTTTTCCATGAAACGAGCGTTCATTACTGGCCATGTGTTAACGTTATAAATCTGCTTACACGAAAGAGCTGTTTCAATCCCTTCAGCTATCCCCAGTGTTGAGGCTGGCGAATACATGCGGATGGCAACCGAACAGGCATACTCAATGTAGTTATCATCCTGCAATGCTTTCATTTTTTTGGGGTGTTCTACATCTGCTTTTTTGCCACCGTCCAATAAAGTGCGATGCAAATAACACAAAACCCCTTTGTCATCAGTAGCCAATGAGTATATGGCCTGAAAAATCTTCTTATGCCCGCGTACGGGTTGCTTATCACAGTAACGAACNTGATCTGTGGGCAANCAGTTAATGCCTCTATTCCGTAAGTAGGTTTCTGCTTCCGTTCCTCTCAGCCCAACAAGGGAAGAATATTTATTGCTTACCAGCTTACGTAACGACGAACGATCATCTTTTTTAGGTAGTGAAGTGGCATCTTTTTCATACTTGTTGCCGATGATTTCATCCACCTCAGCGGCTAATGTTTTGAAATCCTTCTTTTGCGTTAATTCGAGCAACTTCCAGCCATCACCAACATGACATTTACAAATAAATGTTCCCCGGTCATCTTTATTATCAATTCTGAATGAACCTTTAGATCCGCAGATAGGGCATTCACCACCATAATGTCGCTTACCCGTAACCGGGGGTAAGTCGTACTCCTTGAATACTTCGGCCCAGCGACCAACGACCGCATCTGTCGTTTTCATGCGAGTTGTCATAAGCTACCTCCTGCCGGAGTGATGTGCTGGCGAAGATATTCGGAGGATTTAAGTGCCGGATTGATGCTGGGCAGTGCTATTTGAGGTTCACTTGTCTCCTGTTGTTTCTGTTGCTTCTCCCGACCTTTTGCAAAAGCAATTTGCTTTGATTTAATGAAATTACTGACCTCCGGACTAATCTCGATAGGATAATCTTGTAGCCCGTTAGGCCATGTGCCGAATTTACTTTTATAGGTATGCCCACACCAGCCATCACTAACGGGCTTACCCATGGATGTACGCTGACGTTGGTAGTATTTGATCTGCGACCACCAGCGCTGTTTATCTTCTTTGGTGTACTTACGCTCTTTCTTGCTGACTTTCTTCAGTCCACGACTTGAATCAACCTCAACATCTTCACCAGATAGCGGCTTATGGCCGCATTTAGGGCATACATAAACACCTGCGGGTTTCATGAAATGGCATTGGGTGCATTCCTTTGGTAATTTCTCCACGCGCTTGGCCCGCTCCTGCACCTTGCTGTCTTTCATTCCGTCGCTAGTACCCGGCAATGAGTCATACTCAATGGCATCAGGAAAACCAAGCCGGTGAACAGAGCCGCTGTGATCGAATATCAGACAAGTGTCTTTGCCTGGTGCTGTTCTTAATCCCCGCCCGACGCACTGAATCCACCGAATCTCTGACTTAGTTGGCCGGGCGTAGATAATGCAACGAACATCACTATCAAACCCAGCCACCAAAACTCCGACATTCACGATGACTTTAGTCGCTCCCTGCTCGAAACGGTGAATTATCAACTGTCGTTCATCGTGTGGCGTTCCTGCCGTCATGACTTCGGCAGCTATGCCAGCGCGATTAAACTCAATAGTGACGTGATTAGCGTGGCGGACGTTAACGCAAAAGCATATCGTTGAGCGGTCTTGACCGTTTTCAAGCCAGTTCCGAACAATGTCACCAACCAGATCTGCGCCGCACATAATTTCAGCAAGTTGCTCTTCGTTATAGTCGCCGCCGTACTCATTACTCTGTTGAGTCTTAACCCCTTTCAGGTTTGGCGCTGACGGCGCAAAAAACTCATAACTACTTAGNTCGCCCCTTGATATCAGTTCCTTAATCGTTGTTGGCTTTATCAACTGTTGGTAATACTGACCAAGAAATGATGAAAACGGCGTTCCTGATAGGCCGATCACCTTAACCTTTGTGTTTTCGNTTAAGTATTTGATGGCTTCAAGTAACTTTTTTCGGCGAAGGTGTGCTTCGTCCACGATCAGCAGATCGATGTTATCGGGAAATTCACGCCGGATAAGCGTATCAGCAGAGGCAATCTGAATCATTCGGTTAGGGTCAGAATTCGGATGATCGCGCCAGATATAGCCAATCTCGTCCTCAGGTAGTCCGTACTGAATAAAACGGTCGGCAGTTTGAGAGATTAACGTCGTGTAAGGAACCACAAACAAAACGCGCATACCACGAGAAACATGCCCGTCGGTGATGAAGCCCGCTAACCCTGTTTTACCGCTTCCTGTCGGGCTATATACCATGAATGAGTTATGTTGCTTCCAGTCTCGGCGCAGCATATTTAGTGCACGGTCCTGAGAAAAATTAGGAGTAATATTCAGCATAAGTTCTCCTGCTGGCGCCATAACGTTCNTAATGGCATAATTGAGACGGGTGAGTTGTGAGTCATTTTCTCTCTCCTGCAAGCGCCGCGTTGAATTCTCTCTCCAAAGCTAAATCTTCCGGCGTCTTGCTTCCTACCCCCTCGATGGGTTCAAGCGTTGCTACAATGGTCATAGCGTCGCTATGTTTGCTTGCGCCGTTTAGTCGATACTTCACATTACGGCTAATAGTCTTTTTGCCTTGAGTCATGAATAACGCACTGTTCTTGCGGTTTGAGTGCCCNTTCCACGCCCCTTCTGGATTTATCTCGAATAGATTGCGGTGGCGGCACACTAAATGCCCTGATTTTTTCAGCGTCGTTAGCGCCCGGTAAAGTGTTGCCTGAGAAATACCAAGGTCAGAGATAATTGAGCTTAGGTCCGTCAGGATTGCCCCGCTGTTGCTGTCCATGTTTCTGACTAGATGCAGGTATACCCTCGCAGCAGAGCCTTCACCATCACGCAATAAGCCATCAACAAACTCAAACCCTGCGTCATAAATCATGGCAAANTTAACGGGCTTACCTTTCGGCAAAGCCATTTCATCGATAATTTGTTTTGCTGATTTTTCGCTCACTGAGCACCTCTATTAACTTACTGTTTTTAAACACTTTCTCATNCGTGACTAATTTCGTGTGCATGGGTGAGAAAAATGCACCCTTTAACTTATTGTTTTATAACGATTCGCAAAGTGTCCCTTATCTATGTTCTAGGAGTCTAAGTATTCTGTGACTCGATCCGCCCTTGCCCTTGACCTGTGTTTTCATACCCACCAGCACCGAAAACATTAAGTTTTTTGCTAAGCCAAGAACACAGCCCAAGGCGGTGAAGCCTGTTATTCCCCGAACGCTCATTGGCCTAGTCCTTTGGCTTGGGGCCCTTTGAACGCCTGAGCTGGTTGGCATATGCCATCACTAGCCTCAGCGTATGTATCAACAAAATT